CAGCGCGAATCTATGGAGACCGACGACCGTGAACCCCTGGTGCGCGAGTACCTGGAAAAGCTCCTGCCGGAGAACTGGTACAACCTGGAGATCCCGGTGCGCATCAACTACCTCACCGGCGGCGAGTTCGCAGGGCAGAAGCTGGTAGGCACGATGCAGCGCCAGCGCGTCTGCAATATGGAGATCTGGACGGAATGCTTCGGCAATACCTCCTCCAAGATCGGCAGGGCGGACAGCAACCAGATCATTGCCATGCTGGAGCGTATCCCCGGCTGGGTGCGGTCCCCGAAGAAAGCCCGTGTGAAGCCCTACGGCATTGTTACTGTGTACGTCCGTGACCCCGACTACGTTCCCGAGGATGATGAAGTCATCGACGAGGACTGAAGGGAGGTTGGACTGCCAAGCCTCCCAACCTCCCGCCTGTGACACTCGCGCGGATCGATGCGCATGACTGTCACAGGTGGGAAGTCGGGAACGGATGGGACGGAGGGATGTTGCAAGTGGCGGCCATCGGACAACAAACGGCGCTTGTAATCGGAAACAAGGCGGTGGCTCATAAGCAACCCGGCAACAGCCCATGTTGCTCAATATGTTGATGTAGCTCAAAATTTCGCAACTTTTAACGGTCAGCGATTTTTCCCGCTAAGCAGCGCCCCGGCAAATCCGTTGCACATCAGTGTTCTGCAACAGCGGCGGCTACAGATGGGGAAACGGATGAAATCCGGCAAATCCCGGCGGTTTTGACCTGTTGTTGCTTTGTTGCTTAATAGTTCTTTGTAATTAAAACAACAATAAAACTATATAAAGCTATATAGCAATAACTACATATAGCAATAACTCTAAAAAGACACAGCGAGAAAAAGCAACATCGGGCAACACCGGCTGAATGGCTTGCAGGCTTGCCGCCCCACACACCGAACAGCGGAGAGCGGAGAGCGGCTGACCGGCCGAACGATAGATACGGAGGAAAAACGATATGAACGTGATGAACAATACGGCGAATTGCGAGAACTGCGTCCATGCCGAGGTTACGACGGGCAAGGCGGTGATTATGAAAAACGGCATGATGATCATTCAGCAGACCACACCCGGAGGGAAGAACATCACCTGCAAAGCCGGCACGATCCGGGAGATCAGCTTCATCGGCGATGAGATGTGCTGCTCCTCGTTCAGAGAGCGGGAGGGCGGCGACAACGGCCCGGCGGACAGGAGCGGAGGCGGCACATGAGAGAGTACGTGATTGAAAACGCCTTCCGGGATGAAGTCAAACGTCAGGGAGGCCTGGCATTGAAGTTCACCTCCCAGACCATGAACGGCGTGCCGGACCGCCTGGTGCTCCTTCCCGACGGAAAGTGCGGATTCTGCGAACTGAAAGCGCCGGGCAAGATGATGCGCCCGCTGCAGGTGAAGCGGAAGATGCAGCTGGAGGCGCTGGGATTCCCGGTCTTCTGTGTGGACAGCTTCGACCAGATCAGACCGGTCATCCAGGCGATCCGTGACTACACGCCCGGCGACAGCACCGAGGGCATCGGCGCGAAGATCCCGGTCCTCCAGAAGGTCATGGAAGCGGTGGAGGAAATGGGCGACGTCGGGTTCATGGAATACGACGAGTTTGCCGCCAAGTATGGCGACCCGTTCCCGGAGTTCCACAAACTGACGGAAGCGGAAATCCGGGAATGCGAAAACCGGCTGATGTGAGGATCCATCCTCTCCATCGGCCAGAAAGGAAGGAAACGGACTGTGAAGACAGACGAAATGAAAGCAGCTGAAGCAGCTGAGACGGCAGCCGCGACCGCCGCAGTCATGGTCGGCCAAAGCGGAAGCAGGCTGAAGCGGGAACAACTCCACGAGTATCAGGTGCATGCCTGCGAGTTCCTGAAAACGAATCCGATTGCGGCCCTGTTCATCGACATGGGGCTTGGCAAAACGATCATCACGCTGACAGCCCTGTGCGACCTCATCCTCGACTACGCCGTGGTAGGCAAGGTGCTGATCATCGCTCCGCTCAGGGTGGCGCGGGATACCTGGCCGAATGAGCTGAAAAAGTGGGAGCACCTGGAATGCCTGGACATGTCAGTGATGGTGGGGACCGCGCAGCAGCGCATCGCGGCGCTCAGGACGCCTTCGCTCCTGTATGTGATCAACCGCGAGAACGTGAAATGGCTGGTGGATTACTACGAGAAAAACGACCTGACCTGGGATTTCGATACAGTGGTCATTGACGAGCTGAGTTCTTTCAAGAACGAGAAGACCGAGCGTTGGAAGGCGCTGTGGAAGGTGCGTCCCCTGTGCAGGCGGATGATCGGACTGACGGGAACGCCGGCGCCCAACGGGATGCAGGACCTCTTCGGCGAGATGAAGATGCTGGACAAGGGCGCGAGGCTCGGACGGTTTATCACCCGGTTCAGGGAGCGGTTCTTCCGGCCCGTGAGCTTTAACCCCAGCACCAAGGTGGTCTATGAATACGCACTGCTGAACGGAGCGGAGCAGAAAATCTATGAACGCATCTCGGACATCTGCATCTCCATGAAGGCGCTGGACTACCTGGACATGCCGGAGTACCTCGACCTGATCTACCCGGTGCAGATGTCGGAGCGGGAGACCGAGCTGTACGACCAGATGAAGCGCGACCTGATCCTCCCTATGGTGGACGGGGACATCGAGGCAAGGAACGCGGCGGCGCTCTCAAACAAGCTCCTGCAGATGGCCAACGGAGCGGTCTACGATGAAAACCACATCGCGCGTCACATCCACGACAGGAAGCTGGAGGCGCTGGAAGACCTGATCGAATCGGCGAACGGGCAGAGCGTCCTGATCGGTTACTGGTTTCAGCATGACCGGGACCGCATCCGCGCCTACCTGACTGAGAAGGGCATGGAGCCCAGGGAACTGAAATCCAGCGAGGATCTGAACGACTGGAACGCGGGCAGGATCCCCATTGCCCTGATCCATCCGGCATCGGCGGGGCATGGGCTGAATATCCAGGACGGCGGGCACATCCTGATCTGGTTCGGAACGACCTGGAGCCTGGAGCTCTACCAGCAGACCAACGCAAGGCTCTGGCGGCAGGGACAGAAGAACACCGTCAGCATTTATCATATCGTGACCGAAGGAACCATGGACATCAACGTGATGCGCGCGCTGGAAGCCAAGACTGTGCGGCAGGCTGACCTGATTGAAGCGGTCAAGGCGCAGCTGTACTGAAAGCCGGACGGGAAAACAAAGAAAGGAGATCGTGACGATGATGAATACGACAATGAACGGCAGCGTGCTCACCGGGCATGCGGACAACCCGCCCGTCTTCACCAATGAGTGGGTCGAGATTGACGGTTTGCTGGTGAGCATGGAATCCTGGCAGAGCGAAGCCGAGCGCCGGCTCTACCGGGAAAAAGCGGAGCGGCTTCTGGAATACCATCGGACAGATGAGATGCAGCTCGCCATGGCGGAAAGCGAACTGGCCGGATTCCAGGAGCTGAAGTGGGAAGACGTGTTCGACCCCGGCAGCGCCCTGCGCGGTGTCAGCTATGACAGAGACCGGGTGCAGTCCAGCAACATCTCGGACGAACCCTACCAGATCTATGTGGCGGCGGAGAGCAAGCTGGAGCGAAACAGGCGTGAGAAGGAGTTCCTGGAACGGGACGTTCAGGTCTGGCGGCAGCGGGTGGAGAACGGGAAAGCCTACCTGAACCTGCTGCGCGGACAGACGCGGGATGTGGCGGAACTGATGTGGTTTGACGACAGGAAGATGACCTGGGACGCCATCGCCAACGACCTCGGGATCTGCGTGAGCACGGTCAAGAATCAGCGCAGCCGCGCAATCGAAGCCGTGGCGCTCTACCTCAGGCGGGTCGAATTCCGCAAAGTAAGGTACTGGTTCCTGTGAACCGCAGGCAGAAAGACAGCCTCCCTTCGCCGTGAAAAGCGGTGGTGGGGGGCTCATCTTTGTTTTGAGCGGCATTCAGACTGCCTTCCGCCTGATTTGTTGTCCTGTTGCTCTGTTGCCGGAAAATGTATGAAACTTCCGTATGGGTTTATTTTTGCACCTCTCAGCTTACCATAAATTTGCAGTATATTTGCAATGTACAAAGGAAAACGGCTGTGTTATGATTATGATGGCAGAAGTGGAAAGGGAAGCCGAGCCACGGACGCGAGAGGAACCGCAGAGGTCGCATGTGACCCCCGCGGATTTTTTATGCCTTCCGCCGTCCAGTTGTCTGCGCTTCTCTCCTACGGAAACGTGGGGAGCGGCAGAGCTGATCAGACCGCGGCTGCCTGGTATCCAGTTCTTTCACCCTTTCTCTGGGTACCAACAACATGAACGCATGAGAATCGCGCAGATTCCTGCTGCGGAGGGCATGAGCCTTCCCGGTCAGGGACTGCGCTTTTTTCATGCCCATTTTTACCGGGAAGGAGGAAAGAGCTGTGAGCGAGACAGTTGAAACCAGAGAAAACATGACCGGCTGGGAGGAATACATCGGCTCCTGCGTGCTGCTGGATAAGTACGGCAACTGCGCGGTGGAAGAGAAATACAAATGCACCCCGAAGGACATGACCTGCCCGTTTCACCTGACTGCCGGGGAAAAGGCGGCGTCGGACGCACGCTGGAAGGAGCGGATGAACGCACTCCCGGCTGTGGAGCAGCAGGCTTATGCGGACACCTACTACGGCGGCAGGATGCCGTGGAAGGACGAGTCCGAAAAGGACGCCTGCGGTGAAGCGGACGAGAACTGACAGGAAGGGGCTCCGGCAAGAGGTATGGAAAACCAGGAAATTCATCAGGAACAGAATCAGCCCAGGCGCATGGAAGTCTGGTACGCAAATCTGCCTCAGAGAAGCGGATCCAGCGTCCAGGGCGGCGGCAGGCCGGTACTGGTGCTCAGCAACGACATCAGCAATTCCGTGTCCTCCGTTGTCACGGTGCTTCCGATGACCAGCAAGCCCAAGCGACTCGACCTGCCGTCTCACACATGGGTGGACGCGGACCGCTTTGAAGGCCTGCGGACCGGCGCTTTGATCCTGGCGGAGCAGATTACAGCCATCGACCAGAAACAGCTGGTGTTTCGGATCGGCATCTGCAAAGACGAGGACGCTATCCGGAGAATAGAGGGTTCAGTGAACGAACACCTCGGATTAGACGGAAAGGAGAAGAGCAAACATGAGTAACCCCATGAAAACCAAGCAGGATTACCTGAACAGCCTCCCCAAGTGGGATGGCCATAAGCGCATCGACACGATGCTGACCGATTATCTCGGCGCCCGTGACAGCGCGTATGTCCGGGAAGTTGCCCGGAACATGATGATTACCGCCGTCGCCCGTTCCCTGGATGGGAACAGCTACAGCGCCATCGCTCCGCTGCTTGTCGGGCCGCCTGCCTGCGGCAAGAGTTCGTTTATCCAAAAGCTGGGGAGCGGTTATTCAACGATGATCGAATCGGCGAAGGGCAAAACGCCGCGTATGCTGGAAGAAAACCTCCTGGTGGAGGTGTGCGGCATTGACCGGAGCGTCGCTGAGATGATCCATCGGTCTGAGCCGTTTCTTCCTGTACTGACCGCCAACGCGCTTCCGGAAGAATTCGCCGGACGCCGCGTCTGCCCCGTCCATGTCGGCATCCACGACACCGGCCGTGCCTTTACCGCCGAGCAGGACGAGATCGACCAGCTCTGGGCGGAGGCGCTGGCTGCGTATAAGGGCGGAGAAGAGCCGTATGTCGGCATTCACGATGCGGAAGGCCGCAGCGCCGAGGCAAAGCCGATCCCCAGAAAATACCCCTATGGGATTGAATGACAGAAAGGAAAACGATATGAAAATCATTACTTGCGAACAGGTCTCGAACGGGCATCCGGACAAGCTCTGCGATCAGATTGCGGACGCGGTGGTCACGGACTGCCTGAAACATGACCCCAAATCCCGTGTGGCGATTGAGTGCCTGATCAAGGACAACCGCATTGTCATTGCGGGTGAGCTGACCAGCACCCACAGGCCGGACTATGACCGGCTGGTTTACGAGGTTTTTGATCGCATCGGCTTCGATAAGCTGAATTATGGCGATCCGCTGTCTGCGGGGCCACAGATCGACCTCCTGGTCAAGGCGCAGTCCCCGGACATCGCAATGGGAGTCAATCGGGGCGGAGCGGGTGACCAGGGCATGATGTACGGCTATGCCACCAATGAGACGGCGGAGCTTCTGCCGATCCCCTTCGTGGTTGCGACACGCTTCCTTGAGATTCTGAAAAGTCATCCGTCCAGGATGTTCCGCGCGGACGCCAAGGCGCAGGTCAGCTACGACTATGATGCCGGCAGGATCACCACATTCCTCTGCTCGGTGCAGCACAGTCCGGATGTTGACCCTTCTGATTTCCGGCACATTATTCAGGGCATGATGGTGCTTGCCGCCTGTGAAAACGGGCTGAACACCGACTTTGAAATCCTGGTCAATCCGACCGGGCGTTTCGTGATCGGCGGCTCGTTTGCCGACTGCGGTGTGACCGGGCGCAAGCTCGCCTGCGACACCTACGGTGGTGTCGGGCATATCGGCGGCGGAGCCATGAGCGGAAAGGATCCGTCCAAGGTGGACCGCAGCGGTGCGTACATGGCGCGCAAGATTGCCCGCGACATCGTGCTTGCCGGTTATGCCGATAAGTGCGAAGTCCAGATCGCCTATGCCATCGGTGTGGCGCAGCCGGTTTCCGTCTATGTCGATACCTTCGGCACGGAGCATCAGGACAAGCAGTTCATTGAGCAGTACGTCCGGGAGAGCTACGACCTGACGCCCAGGGGCATCATTGACAGCCTGCATCTTCTGGATGTGGATTACAACCTGGTCAGCGCCTACGGTCACTTCGGCAAGAAGGGCCTTCCGTGGGAGGAGTAAGCAATGCCCTCCAGACCCAATACGCCCTGCCGTCATCCCGGTTGTCCGGCGCTTGTCCCGTATGGGCAGAAATACTGTGAACAGCACAAACCGCTGCATCCGGACGAAACAAGGCCGGCTGCGGAGAGGGGCTATGGCAGAGCGTGGCAGAAGGCGCGCAAACGCTACCTCGAATCCCATCCGCTGTGTGTGGAGTGCCTGAAAGAAGGCAAGTACGTCAAGGCGACAGACGTTGACCACATCATTCCGCACAGAGGAGACAAAAAGCTTTTCTGGGATGAATCGAACTGGCAGCCGCTTTGCCATAGCCACCACAGCGTCAAGACCCGGAATGAAGATCACAATCCGGAATACCGATATTGAGAATCCAGGAATCAGCGGGGCTCCAGAAATGGGGCCCTTTTTCATGCCCTGGTTTCCCGGAAAGGAGAAGGGCATGATCTGCCGATACTGCGGCGCCGAATTTGAACAGAAAAAACGGGGCCGGAAGAATACCGGATTCTGCTGTAAGCACTGCGCCGATAACTGGCGAAAGCACAACGTGTACGCTCTGCTGCCGAAGAAATACCGGGCTGTATGCGAACGCTGCGGTGTAGTGTTTGAGACCAATAACAAGGGCCAGCGGTACTGCTCCTGCAGCTGTTCCGCAAGGGCAAACAGAAGGGCATTCAGAGCAGAGCGTGCCTGCAGCGTGTGTGGGCAGACGTTTACGGCGGTCACGCCCAACGATGTGTTCTGCTCCGAAGCGTGCCGCCACAGGGCGAAGCGTGACAGGGAGCAGGATAAGAGACGCAGACGCCGCGCCATGACGGGCGACTACAGGGAAGGAAAGCTCTCCCTCGACAAGGTCTACGCAGACGCCGAGGGACAGTGCTCTGTCTGCGGTCTGCCTGTGCCTTCAGCGTGCGACTGCAACGACGCATGGTCAAGGACGCGCGACCACATCATCCCTCTCACACTTAACGGCGCTCATACCTACAGCAACTGCCAGCTTGCCCACCGTATCTGCAACAGCATCAAGAAGCAGGAGGGTGAGGACTTTCACATCGACTGGGAATCGAAATTTGAATCTGATCCTGTCAGATGGGGTCCGAAACTGATCCACCTGGATGATCTTCTGCGTGAAGAGGCGGCGACACAGGGCCCCCTCCGCCCCGGTATGGATCCTCTGGAGCCTCTGCCAGAAGACCGTCGGCCAGGTTCACGCTAAAAAATGCGAAATTGCAAGGCCCCCTACCCGGCAGGGTCCCCGGCATAGGCCCGGGAGAGCCGCCCAAAGCGCATCGGAAAGTGCGGAAAACACAGTAAAAATGGGGGCTTTTTCGCCGGTCAGCTCGGAAATCCCACAGTACACGAAGGCTGGCGTATTTCGTCACAGACGCATATAAAAACATGCCGTTTTTCACCGTGAAAACAGTGAAAATCATGGTTTATTTCGTGTCTTCGCCATGGAGCGCGAAAGACCACCGGGGAAACGGCGTCTGAACTACCCGGCGCAAGCCGGGCATGAGACGCAAAGGACTGATTGGAGGAAAGAAACATGCCCATCAAGATGACCGGTCCCGACGGGGCCAAAGTGATTATAAACACATTGCGCGATCTCACGGACAGGGTGAATCCAAAGTTCAGCTTCTGCCTGGCTGCGAAGACCGCTTTTGTGTTTGTGGGGACAGCCGAAGAGTTCAAACAGGACATCGACCTTCTGGATCGTCTCTACCAGGGGAAGAACAAGGACTACGTTCCACTGATGGACAGGAAGGTCACCGGATACCGGAAACGGGATGTGCCGGGAGAAGCGAAACACATGATCCTGATTGAAGGCGGCGAGAGCGGACCCTTCTGGCTTCGCTGCGAGTACGAGACGTTTCACAGGAACGGAGGCGCTGTCCTGCCCACAGGTAAGACGAGGAAGCGCACCCCCAGGAAAGCAGGGGGCAGCCCATGACGGACGCACAGAAAGAAATGATCCATGCTATGCGGCTGCAGGGCATCGGATACCGGGCAATTGCAAAGAGCCTGCATCTGCGGCTCAACCGGGTGGAGCTGTACTGCAAGACCCACGGGCTGGCGGGCGATGGAAGCCTTGTCCGTCTGAACTATGCCGTCTGGTGTGAACAGAACGGGCGCTGCCTGGTCTGCGGGGAGAAGCTGAAACAGCCCCGGCGCGGACGCAGGAGGAAGTTCTGCTCCGGGAAATGCCGGACAGCCTACTACAGGAAGAAACATGAGGAGGAAGCCTATGTTCTGGAAAAAGCGCAGGAAGACGCTGGAGGAGAACCTGGAAACCGTCCTGGCTGAAACGGCTGAGAAGCCCGCCGCGGACGATCCGGTCAACCATCCCAGCCATTATACGGAAGGGCACAGGATTGAAGTCATCGAGTTCCTGGAGGACTGGATGCTGCCGTTCCACCTTGCCAACTGCATCAAGTACATTTGCAGGGCTGGCCGCAAGGATCCCTCGAAGACGATTGAGGATCTGGAGAAAGGACGCTGGTATCTGAGCCGTTACATCGATCTGCTGCGGAAAAAGGAGGGCAAGTGACCATGTATCTGCTGGAAGCCTTTATGAAAGACGAGGTCTTTGTGGACTTCGGCAGCGAGATCATGTACGGCAGCGACCAGGCTTTCGTCACATACCCGGTCCGCTTCGCCACGGTGGAGTTCCAGCTCATGGCGACAAACGGCCTGACGCAGATCGCCGATCGTATCCGCAAGGACATGGGCATGAAGCCCATGCACCCGATAGATGAGTACACGGATGAAACCTGTGACAATGAGGGATGGTACGATTTCTATATGGGCCTCAACCTTTATACGGAGAACCATACGGACACCTGCCTGACCTTCGTGGTGGTGAACAGCGACAGCCCGGACAACGAGGCGATCTATTTCATCAATCTCTCGCCCGATGAGCAGGCCGCGATGTACAACCGCCTGAATGAACAGTGTGAAAAATACCTGGAGAAAACCTGCGAAGACCTGCTGAGGGAAGCGCAGAAGCAGATGGAGGAGGACATCGAATACGAACGGACGCATCCGGACCGGTTCTCTCCGTCTGGTGAGGAGGATCAACCGTGAAAATAATCAAGCGAAACGGTACGGAAGTGCCGTATGACTACAGAAAAATCAAACAGGCGATCGAAGCCGCCAACGGTGAGGTTGCTGAAGCGGACCGGATTTCCGAAACGCTTGTCGGCATCATCGTCGGGCGTATCGAGCGCCGTATTAAAGAACTTGGCCGGAGTGTGGGTGTCGAAGAAATCCAGGACATGGTGATCGATGAACTGGATCAGGCCGAAGCTCACAGGCTTGCCCGGCACTACAGCGACTACCGGCTCCAACATGAGCTTCTGCGAAAGCAGAACAGCACGGACGCGAAAATCCTGTCCCTGCTCCGGCATGACAACGAGCTGGCCAAGCAGGAGAACGCCAACAAGGATCCCACCATCCTGAGTACGATGCGGGATTACCTGGCGAGTGAAGTCAGCGAGGATATCTGCCGCAGATACATCTTCCCGGAGGACGTGGTGAAAGCCCATGACGAGGGCATCATCCACATCCACGACATGGGCTACGTGTCCGGGCCGATCTCCAACTGTGAGCTGGTGAATCTGGAGGACATGCTCCAGAACGGTACGGTCATTACGGATACCCTGATCGAGAAGCCGCACAGCTTCTCTACGGCCTGCAACATTGCGACCCAGATCATCGCCCAGGTCGCCAGCAACACCTACGGCGGCCAGACGATCAGCCTCGCCCACCTCGCACCCTTTGTGGATGTGAGCCGCCAGAAATATAAGCGGGAAATCCGGGAGGAGTTCAACGCCATCGGCAGGGATGTCGCTGAGGACGAGGTGAGCCGCATGGCGGAGATGCGTGTGCGCAGGGAAGTCCAACGCGGCATTCAGACCATCCAGTATCAGATCCAGACGCTCCTTACCACCAACGGACAGACGCCTTTCGTCTCAGTTTTTATGTATTTGGGTGAAGTGGAGCCCGGACAGATACGGGATGACCTCGCGCTGATCATTGCGGAGACGCTGAAGCAGCGGTACGAGGGGGTCAAGAACGAGGTCGGCGTGTGGGTTTCCCCAGCGTTCCCGAAACTCATCTATGTGCTGGACGAGGACAACATCACCGAGGACGCTCCCTACTGGTACCTTACCGAGCTGGCGGCT